GCGCTTAACTCCTTTCGGCGAATAGAGTCATATAACTTTATGAACCTCTTTGAGTGCTACATGAAAACTACGTAAGAACGATAATCTTATAATACCAATCTTTCAGAAAGGATGACCAAAGTATGGCTAAAATAAAAAAAACAAACGCTATTCCAAATGCCAAGAAAAATAGAGTTGCAACTTCGCCGGAAGCGAGGGAAAATCAACTTATATCTTTGGCAGTAGATCTTGCTGAACAGCAATTGAGAGATGGAACAGCATCGTCTCAAGTCATTTCTCACTTTCTTAAGCTAGCTTCAACAAAAGAGAAGTTGGAACGAGAGATACTTGAAAAACAAAAAGATTTAATAACCGCCAAGACGGAGAATCTTCATTCTGCTCAAAGAATAGAAGAATTATACGAAAACGCAATGAATGCTTTAAAAGGCTATAGCGGACGAGATGATAGCGATGATTAAAACATATTCTGAATTGATAACGTTTGACAGATACATAGATAGATTTAAGTATCTTCAATTGAACGGATATGTCGGAAAGGAAACATTTGGGTTTGATAGATATATAAATCAAGCACTCTATCATTCAGCTGAATGGATGAGATTCAGAGATAAGGTTATAATCAGAGATTGTGGGTGCGATCTTGCTACGATTGGGTATGAAATATATGGACCGATAACGATACATCATATTAATCCTATAAGTAGAGATGACATTATTAATCGTAATCCATGCGTGTTTGATTTAGAGAATGTTGTATGCACCACAAACGATACCCATAATGCTATACATTACGGAGATGAAAGTTTATTAATATGTACACCTAAGGTTCGTACTAAAAACGATACATGTCCGTGGAAATAATAAAAAAGGAGAAAATCAAAATGAGTAAAAACAATAAAATACCAGAGGAAGTTCTTGAAAAAGAAATTTTGTATGATGAAAACTCGGATTGCGTAGAAACAACGGTTGATGAGCCGGAAGATAAAATAACATACGGAATTGTATGCGGATGCGATAAGTTAAGGTTAAGAGAGGAACCGTATGTTGATAGTAGAATAATATCAGAGTTGCCAAAACACACAAGAGTTATCGTTGATGAAAATATCACTAATGACGAATGGGCTTATGTGGAAACTGAATTTGGATCTGTCGGTTATTGTATGAAAAATTACATAGATCTCAACACAAAAGGTGATTGGCATGACAGATAGCATATTAACTACTATAAAAAAAATGTTGGGCATATCAGAGGAATACGAGCATTTCGATATCGATATAATAACTCACATTAATTCTACTTTTTCTATACTTGCTCAATTAGGAGTTGGACCTGATAAAGGTTTTTCTATACACGATAAAACTGCAAAATGGTCTGATTACATATCTGATGAAGACGCAACATTGGAATTGGTAAAAACATATGTTCAATTAAAAGTACGGATGCTGTTCGATCCACCATCAAGTAATGCTGTTATGGAGTCGTTTAACAGAACCATAAACGAACTCGAGTTTCGACTTAATATTTCTAAAAGTTTTGAATAGTCAAGGAAGGAGATGATATTCATGATAGATGATCAACTATATCATCACGGAATCTTAGGAATGAAGTGGGGTGTAAGGCGTTATCAGAACAAAGACGGTAGTCTTACTAACGCCGGCAAAAATAGATATGACCGAGATGTAAGAGAAAATAATTCTAAAAAAAAAGATAATCGGATCAGAATAGACGGACCAGACCCGAAACGTTGGGTTAAAGAGGATCTAAATAGAGCTAGAAGAGTTGTTGATACATCTTCTGATTTATTAAAACAGGCAAAGAATATAGAACAAAATACAAGATCACGACATAGTTCGAATGAAATGAATCTAAAAAACATGACAAATCAGCAACTTCGTGAAAAGATTGAAAGAGAAAATCTAGAGCAACAGTATAAACGTTTGTTTAATAAAAAAGAAAAAATATCAAAAGGACGACGTTATGTAGAAGATGCCCTAGAAATAGGCGGAACTGTTTTGGGTGTAGGCAGTTCAGCACTCGGAATAGCTCTTGCAATTAAGGAATTAAAGGGATAGTAATAAGGAGTGAACGTTTATGGCATTGTCGAATACTGCTGTACCTAAATATTACGGTATGTTTAGAGATGCTGTAATTAGGGGAGAAATACCGGTATGCAAAGAAGTCGGCATGGAGATGTATAGGATAGACGATCTTATTGCGAATCCCGGAATATATTATGACGATCAGGCAGTTGAGGGCTGGATAAAGTTTTGCGAGGCAGAATTAACTCTAACTGACGGTTCTGATTTAACATTGCTTGAATCATTTAAATTATGGGGAGAGCAAGTTTTCGGATGGTATTATTTCGTGGATAAAGATGTATACGAACCAAATCCTGATGGACATGGAGGTCATTATGTTCATAAAACTGTGAAAAAGAGACTGATTAACAAGCAATTTTTAATAGTCGGCAGAGGCGCTGCAAAATCACAATATGAATCCTATATGCACGAATACTATTTGAATGTTGACACATCAACAACACATCAAGTGCATACATCCCCGACTATGAGACAAGCTGAAGAAGTGTTAGCACCAATGAGGACTGCTATTATGAGAGCACGTGGTCCTTTATTTAAATTTTTAACTGAGGGTTCGTTACAAAATACAACCGGTTCAAAAGCGAACAGAATGAAATTAGCCTCGACCAAAAAAGGAGTAGAAAATTTTCTGACAGGTTCGTTAGTTGAAATTCGACCAATGTCAATAGATAAGCTTCAAGGCTTAAATAGCCGAATAAATACTGTCGACGAATGGCTATCGGGAGATGTTCGCGAAGATGTTATAGGTGCGCTTGAACAAGGTGCTTCTAAAAATGACGATTACTTAATAATAGCTGTAAGCTCAGAGGGAACCGTTCGTAATGGACCGGGCGATACAATCAAAATGGAATTGATGGACATTCTAAAAGGTGAATATGTCAATCCGCATGTTTCGATTTGGTGGTATAAATTAGATTCGGTTGACGAGGTTTCAAATCCCGATATGTGGCTAAAGGCTAATCCTAATTTAGGAAAGACTGTCAGTTATGAAGCATATCAAATAGATGTAGAACGAGCCGAAAAAGCACCATCAGCCAGAAATGATATTTTGGCAAAGCGTTTTGGGTTACCTATGGAGGGATACACCTATTATTTTACATACGAAGAGACTATTCCGCATAGAAAAAGGGAGTATTGGCAGTTGTCGTGCGCATTAGGTGCTGACCTATCACAAGGTGATGATTTTTGCGCGTTTACTTTTTTATTCCCGTTAGGTAATGGACGTTTTGGAGTTAAAACTCGAAACTATATTTCCGAAATAAAATTGATGAAATTACCACAAGCAATGCGTGCAAAATACGAACAATTTATTAATGAAGGTAGCTTGGCCGTATTGCCAGGCGTTGTACTTGATATGATGGAAGTTTATGAAGATTTGGATAAATTTATAGCAGAAAACGAATACGATGTTTGTTGTCTCGGATTCGATCCATATAACGCAAAAGAGTTTATTGCCAGATGGACTACCGAAAATGGTCCTTATGGAATCGAAAAAGTAATTCAGGGTGTAAAAACGGAATCGGTTCCACTGGGCGAATTAAAAAAACTAGCCGAGGAACGTTTGTTGTTATTCGACGAAGAACTCATGTCATGGGCAATGGGAAATAGTATAGTCATGGAAGACACTAACGGTAATAGAAAACTTTTGAAAAAAAGATACGAGGAAAAAATCGATGCTGTTGCAGCTATGATGGATGCTTTTGTCGCATTCAAGATAAATAGAGAAGCATTCGAATAATATTTTACTCGCTTATTAAGTGCTGCTAATAGCAGCTTTTTTTTTTATTTAAAAATAAAGGGAGGAATTTAGAGTGAATATATTTAGTAGACTCCAGCATGGCTGGAACGCTTTTATGAACAAAGATCCAACTGTGGTATATAAACCTCAAATAAATACATATTCGTATCGACCGGATAGAGCTAGATTCTCAGGACGCAACGAACGTTCCATAGCGACATCGATATATAACCGAATATCTATGGATGCGGCATCTATAGATATAAAACATGTTCGGTTAGACGCGAATGATCGTTATACAGAAATGATGGATTCCAGTCTTAATAACTGTTTGACACTAGAAGCCAATATTGATCAAACAGCCAGAGCATTCATGCAGGATATATACTCATCATTGTTGGACGAAGGATGTGTTGCTATTGTTCCGGTAGATACTACGCTTGATCCGAATATTAGTAATTCATACGATATTTTATCAATGCGTACCGGACAAATAATTGATTGGAGAACTGATTCAGTAAAAGTTAGATTGTATAACGAAATATCCGGAAGGAAAGAGGATATATGGTTAGCTAAAAAAAATATAGGCATCGTGGAGAATCCTTTATACGCAGTTATAAATGAGCCTAATTCGACAATGCAACGCTTGATAAGGAAATTGTCTTTATTAGACGGAGTAGACGAACAAGCCAGTTCTGGAAAATTAGACTTAATAATCCAATTGCCGTATGTAATAAAAACCGAAGCACGAAAAAAACAAGCTGAGGAACGTCGTAAAGACATAGAAGAACAATTATCAGGTTCTAAATATGGTATTGCTTATACAGATGGCACAGAAAAAATAACACAGTTAAATCGTTCGGTGGAAAATAATCTAATGAAACAGATTGAGTATTTGACGAGTATGCTATATAGCCAGTTAGGAATAACTCAAACTATCATGGATGGTACTGCTGATGATAAGACTATGTTGAATTATTATTCTCGCACTATAGAACCTATGGTTGCTGCTGTTGCGGATGAAATGAAACGAAAATTTCTTACAAAAACAGCAAGAACACAAGGACAATCCATACGTTATTATAGGGATCCATTTAAGCTTGTACCGGTATCTGATTTGGCAGAAATTGCAGATAAGCTTACTCGAAATGAAATATTGACTTCGAATGAAATGCGACAAATTATAGGTATGAAACCTTCTGACGATCCGAAAGCAGATATGCTAATCAATAGTAACATCAACCAATCGCCAGAAATGCTTAATGAAAATAAGCCATTAGTACAACAAGAAAAGGAAGGAGAAAATCAAAATGAATAATTATGATTTTAGTGGTTATGCCACTAGAAATGATTTATTATGCGAAGATGGTAGAACCATCCGAAAAGATGCGTTCAAAGATAACGACGGAGCAACGGTTCCTTTGATTTGGAACCATAACCATAAAGATTCACAGGCGGTTTTAGGACATGCTTTATTAGAGAATCGCAAAGATGGTGTATACGCCTATTGTACATTTAATGATACAGAGGAAGGCGAGCATGCAAAACAACTAGTACATAACGGCGATGTAAGGTCGTTATCAATTTATGCTAATAAACTGAAGCAAGTCGGTGGCGACGTGATACATGGTTCTATAAAAGAACTAAGTCTCGTGCTGGCGGGATCTAATCCAGGGGCGTATATCGACTTCGTTATGGCTCATGGTGAAGATGAGGACGATGGATTATGGGCAAATTATGACGAAAATGCACTTGTGATCTATCATTCAAGCGAAAAAGAAAGCGGGGGAAACAAAATGAACAAGGAAGAATTAGACCAACAAAAAGAAAATGGAGATGATAACGAGAAAAAAGAAAAAAAAAGAAAAAAAGAAAAAAATATTCAAGAAGTTTTTAATGAATTAACAGAAGAACAACAAGAAGTTGTGTATGCACTTATTGGAATGGCGTTGGAAGACGCGAATAAAAACGAAAACGACGATGACGATAAAAAAGGAGACGGAAATATGAAGCATAACGTATTTGATAACGATGAAAGAAAACAGGATTATCTATCGCATAGCGCCCAAGAGGACATTATTAAGTTGGCTAAATCAAGTCAAGTCGGCAGTCTGCAAACGGCACTAGAAATTTATGCCGATAACAATGCGTTGCAACATGACGCTTTGAGTGGTGGATTCGCTCAAAACGGAACAGGTAATGTAACCATGTTATTCCCTGAATATCAAGAAGTTCGTCCTGGTGCGCCGGAACTCATCACAAACGATCAGGATTGGATCTCGGTTGTTATGAGTAAGGTACATAAGAGCCCTATCTCAAGAATAAGAACCAGCCAAGTCGATATAAGAAAGATTAATGATTTAAGAGCAAAGGGCTATAAGAAGGGTAAAGAGAAGATTCTTGCAGGAAACTTCAAACTTGTAAGAAGAACAACTGATCCGCAGACTGTATATGTAAAGAATACTCTTCACCGAGACGATATCATCGATATTACAGATTTCGATTATGTGAAATATCTATATGATATTGATAGAATAATGCTTAACGAAGAACTTGCTACGGCAATGATGCTCGGAGACGGTCGTGACGAAGGTGCTGATGATAAGATTGCATCAGACAAAATCAGACCGATTTGGACAGATGACGATCTATATACAATTCACGTAGATCTTGATATTGATAAAGCTAAGAAGGAACTTCAGGGTACTGGAACGGGTGTTAGTTTTGGAGAAAACTATATTTACGCAGAGGCAATTATTAATACGGTTCTTCATGCGAGAGAAAACTACAAAGGAAGTGGTACACCTGATTTCTTTGTGACGCCACACATGTTGAATGTTATGTTACTTGCTCGCGATATGAATGGTAGAAGAATCTACTCATCAAAAGCAGAGCTTGCTTCAGCACTTAATGTTGGTGATATCTATACAGCCGAGCAGTTTGAAGGCAAGACAAGAACCACTACAGATTCTAAGAAGAAGAAAATTCTTGGCATTATTGTAAATCTTGTAGATTATTCTTTGGGTGCTACAAAGCGCGGAGAAGTCACTCATTTTACACAGTTTGATATCGACTTCAATCAGGAAAAATCACTTCTTGAAACAAGATGCTCAGGAGCTCTTACAAGAGTTTATTCGGCTATTGCAATTGAAGAAGATGTGACAGCTGATTCTCACAACATAGTCGGCTGATATTACAGGAGAAATTCAAAATGACAAAATTCTTTGGGAAAATCGGTTATGCTATGACACAGGAAACTAAGCCCGGCGTATGGACGGATCAAATAATAGAACATGAATATTACGGGGATTTATTGAGAAATTCTTATAGATTTCAAACATCGGATAAAGTAAACGATGATGTTTCGATAGCTAATGAATTTAGCATTATAGCCGATTCATTTGCTAAAGATAATTTTCATTTAATGAAGTATATCGAGTTTGAGGGTACTAAATGGAAAATCACAAATGTTGAGGTTAGGTACCCTCGACTAAATTTAACGGTGGGAGGTATATATAATGAAAACTAGATATGAATTGCATGAGTTTTTATGCGAGATTTTAGGCAGTAGAAATGTATATTTCCAACCACCGGAATCTGTTAAAATGAAATATCCGGCTATAGTTTACGAACGAACCGAAATAAAAAATCGTTTTGCAAACGATTCCGTTTATAAACAGAATAACGCATATTTATTAACGGTCATAGATAAGGATCCTGATAGCGAAGTGTCGAAGCAATTAGCTAATATACCATTGTGCAGATTGCAACAACATTTTGTATCTGATAACCTTAATCATGATATATTTAAAATTTATTATTAAAAGGAGGACTACTTGAATGAGTAAACTAACATGGGATAAGATCGGTGAAAGACTATATGAAACCGGTACAAAAAAGGGAGTGTTGTATCCTGCGTCAAAGGACAAACAAGGAGCTACCCAATATCCAAAAGGTGTGCCTTGGAACGGTTTGACCGCTGTAACAGAAAGCCCATCGGGAGCAGAAGCAACACCTATATATGCTGATGATATTAAGTATTTGAATATTATGTCTGCAGAGGATTTTGCGGCAACACTTGAGGCATATATGTATCCTGAGGAATTTGCAGAGTGCGATGGTTCTAAGTCAATAGTTGCGGGTGTAACAATCGGTCAGCAAAAGCGTAAGATGTTTGGATTGTCGTATGTTACCACTTTGGGTAATGACGTAGATGGAAACGATTACGGATACAAGTTACATATCGTGTATGGATGTATGGCTACACCATCAGAGAAAAACTATGCAACAATCAATGATTCACCTGAAGCGATTACTATGAGTTGGGAAATTTCTACTACACCAGTAGATATTCCAGGAGTGGATGAAGATGGTAATCCATTTAAACCAACCGCAATCATGACATTTGACAGCACGAAGACCGATCCAAAGATAATGAAAGCAATTGAAGATATTCTTTACGGTACATCTGATGCCGAAGCAAGACTTCCATTGCCGGAAGAAATTATTGGAATTCTTAAACCAACTAATACATCAATTGTAGGCTAAAACATATTTAAAGGGACGGACTATTAACCGTCCCTTATTTTTTTTATTTGAAAGGAGAATAATATTATGATTAAAAAAACTATAACTTATACAGATTATAACGGAGTAAGCAGAACCGAAGATTTTTGGTTTAATCTTACTACAGCGGAACTTATGAAAATGGAATTGGGCACAAGAGGCGGCTTCTCAGAAATGATAACCAGAATCGTTCAAGCCAATGATGTGCCGACGATGATGAAAGTATTTGATGATTTTATCAGAAAATCATACGGACAAAAGAGCCCGGATGGAAAAAGATTTATCAAGTCAGAGGCTATAACCGAAGAATTTTGCCAAACAGAAGCATACTCAAATTTATTCATAGAATTCATTACGGATACCGATAAGGCTATCGAATTCATGAATGGTATCGTCCCGGCGGAAATCAGTAAAAAAACGAATCTGGTTAACCAAAAGTCATTGATGGACGGAACCAATATCAATAATTAAGAAAATAAATGGGAGGAAGAAGAATGCTTCAAATAATTATACCTGCTGAAGAACGATGGGATGAAGAACATGAAGAATTTATTGTGTCTAAAAAAGAGCAAAAATTGATGTTGGAGCATTCTTTAGTGTCCCTTTCAAAATGGGAATCTAAATGGCAAGTGCCTTTTCTATCAAAAAAAGAAAAGACATATGAGGAAACTTTAGATTATATAAAATGCATGACAATTACACAGAATGTAAGCGATGATGTATATAATCGTTTAACGTCGAAAAATCTAACAGACATACGAAACTATATCGAATCACCTATGACTGCTACAGTTATACACGACACTCAACCGTCAAGTCGAACAGGAGAATTTTTAACAAGTGAACTTATTTATTATATAATGATAACCTTTAATGTACCAATGGAGTGTCAAAAATGGCATATCAATCGTTTGTTCACACTTATAAAAATATTCGAAATAAAAAACAGAAAACCAAGAAAAAAGAGTAAGAGTGAAATTATGAAAGAAAATGCCGTTAGAAATGCAAAACGACGAGAAAAATACAACTCAAAGGGGTGAATAAAAATGTCAATTATAAGCTTTAGGCATAAGGGCGATTTTGCTAAGGTAGATAAATACTTTGGAAAATTAAAAAATGTGTTTAAAATAGATATTTTCAATCGATATGGTCAAAAAGGTGTTAGTGCTTTAAAATCAGCAACCCCTATTAATTCTGGTAAAACTGCGTCTTCGTGGTTTTATAAAGTAAAAAAAAACAGCGAATCGGTTGCTATCGAGTTTTATAATTCGAATGAAAATAAAGGAGTACCAATAGCTATTATATTGCAATATGGTCATGGAACTCGTAATGGCGGATATGTACAAGGGAGAGATTATATAAACCCTGCCATTCAACCAATTTTCGAACAACTGGCTTCGGAATTATGGAGGGAGGTTATCGCTTCATGAGTACGTTGATTGATAGCAGAGTTGCAGAAATGAGGTTTGATAATCGTAATTTTGAAAGAAATGTTGCCACAAGTATGTCCACATTAGACAAGCTTAAAGAAAAATTAAAATTAAAAGATGTGGCAACGGGCTTGGAAAACATAACATCCGCAGCAAATAAAGTAACTTTTTCACATATTGGTAATGAAACAGATACTGTCGGTGTTAAATTTTCAGCGATGCAAGTTGCGGCTACAACAGCATTAGTAAATCTTACGAATACAGCAATACAAGCGGGAACGAGTATTGCAAATTCACTTATTAGTGCTGCCAAATCGGGATTTCAAGAGTATGAAACTCAAATCAATGCTGTTCAGACCATTTTAGCTAATACGTCGTCAAAGGGTACAACCCTTGAACAGGTAAATAATGCTTTAGATGAACTAAACCATTATGCTGATATGACTATTTACAACTTTACGGAAATGACACGTAATATCGGTACTTTTACGGCTGCCGGTGTTGATTTGGATACTTCTGTTGCCGCAATTAAAGGTATTGCTAATTTGGCTGCGGTATCAGGATCGACTTCACAGCAAGCAAGTACAGCAATGTATCAGTTGTCGCAGGCATTGGCTGCAGGAACTGTAAAATTGCAGGACTGGAATTCAGTTGTTAATGCTGGTATGGGTGGACAAGTATTTCAGGATGCTTTAAAAGAAACAGCTCGTGTACATGGAATCGCCATAGATCAAATGATAAAAGATGAAGGCTCATTTAGAGAAACCTTACAAAAAGGGTGGTTATCTTCTGAAATATTGACAGAAACCCTATCTAAGTTTACTGGCGATTTGACCGAAGAACAGCTAACATCTATGGGATATACAGCGGAACAGGCACAAGAAATAATGAAACTCGGTCAAACTGCTAATGATGCAGCAACAAAGGTAAAAACTTTTACTCAATTGATTGACACTTTAAAAGAAGCAAATCAATCAGGTTGGACGCAAACATGGGAAATATTAATTGGTGACTTTGAAGAAGCAAAATCACTTTGGACTTCAGTGTCTGATCAGTTAGGTAATATGATTCAACAATCCGCAGATGCAAGAAATAATCTTTTGCAAGGTTGGAAAGATTCCGGCGGACGTACGATGATAATTGATTCAGTAAAAAATGTCTTCGAAGGACTTGTTACAATTTTAAACTCTGTAAAAGAGGCTTTCACAGATGTGTTTCCGCCAATTACAGTTGAGCAACTTGTTAAGGTGACAGAAAAGATAAAAAGTTTATCTGAAAAATTCAAAATAAGCGAAGAGCAAGCCAATAAATTAAAGTCAGTATTTAAAGGTGTCTTTTCTATACTGGGTATAGGAGTTACAATAATAAAAAATGTCGTATCAGCAATAGTACAATTGTTTAGTCATTTTACAGGATTGGGTGATAGCGTTTTAAACGTATCGAGTTCTGTAGGTGAATGGATTTCGAAGTTACATAATTCTATAAAAGAGACTAACATATTTGGGAACGCAATCAATACTGTAATCGGTTTTGTAGGAGGAGCAATTGATCGAGTCAAAGAATTTGTTTCGGTTTTAAGTGATAAAATAGATATTCACGGATTTAAAGATATCGTCGATGTTCTGAAAAATATTTGGAATATGACATCTGGGGTAAGAGCATCACTTGCAAATACTATTCAAGGTATAGGTAATGCTTTTAAAGATGCTTTTCATAATGGTGATATAAAATCTTTTTTAGACATTGTGAATGGTGGTTTATTAGCAACTGTTATTGTGAAAATAAAGAAATTTATAAGCGGTATTGCCGACTCATTTGACAATTCGACCAGTATAATAGATCACATAAAATCCATATTTGGCACTGTAAAAGATTCTTTAGAGAGTCTGCAAAAAAGTGTAAAGGCAGATACTTTGAAAAAGATTGCAATAGCCATAGGAGTGCTGGCAGCTTCCTTATTAGTATTGTCCATGATCGACCCTAAACGCTTGACATCTGCATTGGTAGCCATAACTGTTCTATTTGGAGAATTAATGGGAGCAATGGCAATATTCGAAAAAATAGCAGGTAAAAGCAAAGGTGCATTAAAATCAGTAGGTGTAATGATTGCTATGTCTACCTCGGTACTGATTTTGGCGAGCGCCTTGAAAAAAATATCGGATCTCGAATGGAACCAATTAGCGATTGGACTAACCGGTATATTAGGACTTATGGCTATAGTCGTATCAGCGGCAATTGCAATGGGCAAATATGGAAAGAAGTTAAAGAGCGGAGCTGCTCAGATGGTAATAATGGCTACTGCTCTAAAAATATTGGCATCAGTGTGTGGAGAGTTATCACAATATAGTTGGCTTGAATTGGGAAAAGGTTTATCGGGAATCAGTGGAATGCTATTAGCGTTTGCCGGATTTCAATTTCTGATGAAACAGATTAAACCGACTAAATTATTACGCTCAGCAACTTCATTAGTAATAATAGGAGCTGCATTAGAGATATTTGCAGATGTATGCAGTAAATTTGGACAGATGCAATGGCCTGATTTAGGTAAAGCAGGAGCTGCAATAGCTGGTATATTAGCTATATGCGCCGGATTTGAATTGTTATCGGGTATGTCAAAGAAAACATTACGCTCAGCAACTTCATTAGTAATAATAGGAGCTGCATTAGAGATATTTGCAGATGTATGCAGTAAATTTGGACAGATGCAATGGCCTGATTTAGGTAAAGCAGGAGCTGCAATAGCTGGTATATTAGCTATATGCGCCGGATTTGAATTGTTATCGGGTATGTCAAAGAAAACATTACGCTCAGCAACTTCATTAGTAATAATAGGAGCTGCATTAGAGATATTTGCAGATGTATGCAGTAAATTTGGACAGATGCAATGGCCTGATTTAGGTAAAGCAGGAGCTGCAATAGCTGGTATATTAGCCATATGCGCCGGATTTGAATTGTTATCGGGTATGTCTGGCAATATACTGGCAAGCTCAGCAGCTTTGGTGATCATGGCTACAGCATTAAATCTTATGGTACCAGTATTACAATCCTTAGGTAGTATGTCTGTTGATGAAATAGTAAAGGGGATAGTTTCAATAGCTGCTACAATGGCGATTATAGGAGTTGCAGGATACGCTTTGGAACCGGTAGCACCAGTTATATTGGCTATTAGTGGCGCGGTTGCATTGTTGGGCGTAGCATGTTTAGCAGCAGGTGCGGGGGTTATGGCATTTGCAACTGCTTTTTCGATATTGTCTACTGCTGGGGCAGTAGGAGCAGCAGCTTTTGTAGAAGCTTTAAGTGTCACGATAACTGGTATATTAGAGCTAATACCTTCAATGGTTGGTGTCATAGCAGAAGCTATTGAAGGTATATGTAATGCTATTATACTGAGTGCACCAGCAATAGGACAAGCCTTTAAAGCACTATTGTTGGAAGCTATCAATATTTGTGTAGAATGTATACCAGCGTTAGCAGACGGTATTTTTAAAATAATAGTCGGAGTATTAGAGACCGTTAAAACATATTCACCTAAAATAGTCACTTTATTATTTGATATTTTTAAGAGCATAGCTGAAAGTGCGGTTGAAGCATTGGGTAATATTAGTGCTGAATCATTTATTACAGGTATAGCTGCTATTACAGCATTTATGTTGGCATTAAATGCTATGACGGCGTTGGCAGCAGGGGCAATGGTTGGAGTGTTGGCATTTGGAGCGGTCGTTGCAGAATTGTCACTTGTGATTGCCGCATTAGGTGCTTTATCTCAAATACCCGGATTAGAATGGCTGATATCCGAAGGTGGGGATTTTCTTCAAATAATCGGTACAGCAATTGGTCAATTTATAGGTGGAATTGCAGGAGGATTTCTTGACGGCACCACATCTGCATTACCAGAGATGGCATCCAATCTTTCTATGTTTATGACGAATTTGTCGCCGTTTATAGAAGGTGCTAAGAACATAGATGGTAGTTTGCTATCCAATATACAGACATTAACGAATACAATTTTGGCACTGACCGGTGCAGGACTGTTAGAATCGATAACTTCATGGCTAACTGGTGAATCATCTTTTGCACAGTTTGGCACTCAATTAAAAGTGTTCGGCGAAGCAATAAAAGGATATGGCGATACTGTATCGGGTATAGATACAAGTGGTATCGAAGCATCCGTCGCGGCTGGAAAAGCTCTATCTGAACTGGCAAAGACTCTTCCGAACTCAGGCGGGTTAGCTGGAATGCTAGCCGGTAATAATGATATAGGCGATTTTGGAGAACAATTAAAAACTTATGGAAAAGCCATAAAAGATTATGGAGATACAGTTTCGGGCATAGACGTTAGTGGAGTTGAGTCGTCTGTCGCGGCTGGAAAATTACTCATGGAGTTAGCGAAAACTCTTCCGAACTCAGGCGGGTTAGCTGGAATGCTAGCCGGTAATAATGATATAGGCGATTTTGGTACACAAATAATTTCGTTCGGAAATGCAATAAAGAATTATGGAGATATAGTATCTGGTATTAACACCGGAGGCATTGAAGCGTCTGTAAACGCAGGAAAAATGTTGGCAGAATTAGTCAATGATACTAGTGGTGTCGATAGTCTACAAAATTATGGAGATTCTTTGAAATCTTTCGGGGAAAATCTTATGATTTTTGTTAATGATATTAGCGGGGCAGATTTTTCAGGACTATACAATAGTTTATCCTCTCTAAATACGGCATTTGCTTCAGCCGGAACGCAAGGAATAAACGATTTTGTAAATTCACTCATTTCTGCATCGGGAAACATTTCACAAGCGGTATCGTCAATAGTTGAATCAGCAGCTTCGGCATTGCAAAGCAGAATGGGAGAATTCCAATCAAGCGGTGCTAATTTGGGAAATTCTTTGGCTACAGGAATAGTGTCGTCTAGTGCGACAGTTATGTCCGCTATAAACAACATGGCATCAGCTGGCATAAATAGCGCAAATAATCAAGTTGGTGGTTATAGAGCAGCAGGTTATAACATGGCATTAGGACTAGCGTCGGGTATTAGCTCGGGTAGTTCTTCGGCTATAGCTGCCGCAGTAAGCTTGGCTAAAAGTGCATTGGCAGCAGCAAAAGAAGAACTTGGTATACATTCGCCATCAAGAGCTTTTATGGCAATTGGTAGATATATCGGTGAAGGCTTAGCAAACGGTATACGAGATAACGCATATAGAGCAGTGGATGAAACTGAAGCGTCAGCAGCAAAAGTTAAGAGTGTGGCGAAAAAGTCTTTTGATGATGTTGAAAAATGGGTAGAAGAAGCAAAGTCTTTCGACGAGTTGAGTTTGGCGGAGGAACTTGAAATATGGGATACTATGATTTCAAAATACTCTGAGGGTAGTGAAGAGAGACTGAAGGCTGAAAAGAATGCTTATGCAGTTCTTAAGGAATTAAGAGAAGAGGATTATCAGAATTCTAAGGATTGGATCGATAAAGAAAAAGATTACAATCGTATGAGTACCAAAGAGGAACTCGAGGCTTGGAAACGAGTTCAAGAGCGATACATTGAGGGTACAGACGAACGAGCAGAAATCGATAAAAAGATTTACGATCTGAAACACGAACTTATTGATGGAGATGTATATGCACTGGAAAGAGAAATTCAGGCTAATGATGACTTAATAGCATCATTGGAAGAAGGAACAGTTGCTTATTCTAATGCTGTAAAAGAAGGTATATATCTTCGTAAGTTGTTAAAAGATGCGGAATATAGTACATCTAAGAATTGGATTGAAACTGAAAAAGATTATAATCGTTTGGACACTAAAGGCGAACTTGAAGCTTGGGAACGGGTTCAGGCAAGATATGAAGACGGTAGTGAAGAACGAATAGAAATCGATAAAAAGATTTACGATCTAAAACACGAACTTATTGACGGTAATATAGATGCGTTGGAAGACGAGATAGAAGCTAACAAACGTCTGATTGCAACTTTAGAAGAGGGTTCGGTTGCATGGTCCAATGCAGTTAAAGAGGGCGAATACCTTAAGAAACTACTGTACGATGCTAATTATCAGAATTCTATGGATTGGATTCAAGACCAAGAGGATCGTGGGGAATATTCTTTAGCCGACAAATTAGCGTGGAATACTCGTATGCTGAATAAATACGGTAAGCGAAATAAGGAAACACGTAAAAAGTACGAAAAAGAAATCTATGCCACGCAAAAAGAAATCTACAACGCTTATAAAGACTTTCTTGATGATTGTCAAAATGTTAAGGATGATTACGTCGAGAAAGAAAAGGAATTAAACGAAAAACTCGAACAGGACATTAAAGAACTGGAAGATAATTATTCGGATACCCTCAATTCAAGGATTCAGTCACTTTATAATGCATATGGTTTGTTTGATAAGGTGGAGCAAAAAGGAAAAACCGGTGTTTCCGAATTGACAAAAAATCTTCAAGATCAAGTTGCAGAGTTTGAGGATTGGGACTATACACTTCAACAACTATCTAAACGAGGACTAAACCAAGCATTGATAGAAGAACTTCAGGAAATGGGACCATCAGCTATTGCTAATATTCGAGGCTTGAATTCTATGACTGATGCCCAACTTTCGCAATATGCAAATTTGTGGGCTGAAAAGCATAAAGAAGCAACAGACAGAGCAACTGATGAATTAACCGACTTACGCAAAGAAACAAATAGCCAGATTAAAGATCTTAAAACCACATATAATTCAGACTTGGATGAATTGAAGAAAGACACTGACGAAAAACTCGGTGAATTAAAAGATGCTTTCTTAAAGAATATCGGTGCTATCAAAGACGATACCGAAGAGAAATTCCAAGAAATTGTTTCTATAGCAAGCACTGTTTTAGGTTCTGCCGGTTGGGATGAACTCGGCGAATATATGGTCGACGGATTAATTGAAGGTGTAGAAAGCAAACAACCTGAATTTCTTAAAACTTTGGAGAGTCTTATTTCTGCCGGAACGGAAATAACTCAAGATACTGCCGAGATACACTCACCATCGCGAGTATTTGCCAGAATCGGTGAATATATGGTTGAGGGTTTGATAGGCGGTATTACTAATCGAAGTAATGATGCTTCTAAAGCGAGTGCTGATATGGCACGTGGTACAATTCAGTCTGTAAGCAGATTGATAAGTGATATGTCTACAATAATCGATAGCGATATGGAGATAACACCAACCATAAGTCCTATTTTGGATATGACAAATGTGCAGAATGGGCTTAATCAAGTGGATAGCACACTTTCGGCAAACAGAAGTATTGCTCTAGGAATGAGTGTTGTGTCTAAAAATCAAAATGGATTAGCATATCAGTTTGGCGATGCTATATCAAAGTTGGCAGATGCGAATACACAATCAAACGGTCAGATTGTAGATGCAATAGACGGCTTAAAAAGTGATTTGTCTGACTTGGTAGATAAAGTAAGTCAATTACAAGTCGTGATGGATACAGGCGAATTGGTCGGCGCAATAAGTCCTGAAATGGACAGAAGTCTTGGTGTAGCAGCAATGATGAAAAGGAGAGGTAATATATGATTCAATCGATAACATTTTTTAAAAGTCCTGACGATATTCTAAAATCGCATGATAAGAATACAAAAGTGGACTGTAAAAATACATGGGATGATTGGCATATATTAGCCGAATCCCGTCCGGTCTTTGCTCCACCCGAACCAAAGACAAATTATATAGATGTACCGGGAGGAAACGGATCTCTGGATTTATCGGAGGCTCTTACGCGTTACCCAACGTACAATAACCGTACCGGTACATTTAAATTTAAGGTTATGAATGATTACGAGGTCGGTAACCGTATTGTTTTAGAGTCGAATGATCGTAATCGTTGGGCTCAAAGGTATTCGGAAATTATGGAGTATTTACATGGAAAATGCTTATATGCGGTTTTGGACGATGATCCAACATGGTTTTATCAAGGGCGTTTTACAGTAGATTCGTGGGAGTCAGATGATACTTGGTCTGTTATAACAATCGGGTACAATGTGAATCCGTTTAAATGGAATATATCATCATCTACTTCTGATTGGCTGTGGGATCCGTTTAACTTTGAAACAGGAGTTACTTGGGATACCACATGCACTGATATAGAAATAGATAATCAAAATGGATTTAGTGAAATGCAATTTCCACCATATACTTTGGATTCTGATTCATTGAATACTTTCTTTGGTGGTGTTCCAATTTCACCAATGATAACATTTAAACCAAAATGCCCGACTCATCATAAGTTATTAACCTATAATAACGGAATATTGAGATGCCCTGAAAGCAGTTGCGGTAAATTGGATAAAGGTATAGATATTCGATTTGTCAATTCATATTTGGATATTGACATCACAATGAATTTTAAAGGCGGAATAACATTTGCTCCTGATTTCATTTTCTATGGACAAACCAGACCGTATAAAATGTATTTTAAAGGAGTAGGTACTATTTCAATAGATTTTAGAGTGGGGAGGTTATAATCAATGTATAGTATAATGGGTGACGGTGTTATGATTTACAGTGATGTATCTCCTACAGAGAGCCGAAAAGCAGACAGTCCAAAACTTACGTTAAAGGACAATGCCGCAGGCTCTCTGGAAATAACTCTTCCACCGGGAAACGCCGGATATGATATATTGAAACGTATGACATCTGAAATAATCGTATATCGGGACAAACAAGAATTATGGAGAGGTAGAATACTCTCTGAAAAAATGAATTTCTGGAATAACCGAACTTTAACTTGTGAGGGTGAACTGTCATATTTGAATGATACAATTCAACCTCAAGCAAAGTATCCGGAGGGAACGACTGTCGGAAGTTTTCTGACTTCTGTTTTGGACAACCATAATAAACGATATGGCGATGATGAAGAAAGATATAAGTTTTACATTGATGAAGCATATATCTATAACTACAACGAGCCATTTACAGAAGAAATTGTTACCGATTACGGAAAGACATTAGATGCTATAAACGAAAATGTTGTTAATGCTTTTGAATGTCATCTCTGTATAAAAAGAATTGGCGATAAGAAATATATAAGTCTGATAAAAGAAGAATACCAACTTAATGAGAACTCGCAAATTATAAGATTCGGAGATAATCTTTTAGATTTTACAAAGAATTGGGATTTAACAGATTTGGCAACGGTCTTAATCCCAAGAGGTGCAACCGTAGAACAGGAATCAACCGAGGATTCAGATGCGTTTGATACTTATGTAACGCTGTCTGATATTCCTAAGGGAGATGTGGTTGATAAAGAAGAAATCGGATATTATGAGCGAGATAAAGACGGAAAACTTACTCACAATGAAGATGGAAATTTGATTTACATTTATCCCGACAAAAAAGACGAAAACGGAAATTTAGTCTATAAATACAAAGTAGATAAAGACGGTTATATTATTATCGAAAGTAAGACGTTGGATAACTCGGTTACTGTTCCTACGATACGAGTAGACACCAAAACAAATAAGAAAGATACTGTTATGGTTGAATTCCTTGATTACAGTATCGATAGCGATAATAAGGTTACATCTACAATTACCGCTAAGATCGAAACAGACGGAACATATGCGAATGTGTACTTGAAGAACGAAAATGAGGAGTTCTATTGTCTTAAAGACATATACGGACGAGTTGAAGCCGTTGCGGATTTCAGCGAGACAAAGGATTCAATCGAACTATTAAAGAAGACGCGAGATTATATCAAAGAACATCAGTTTGACCAAATGACTCTTGAAGTATCGGCAGTCGATTTGCGATATTTGTCGAATATTAACGAGCCGGTAAAAATTCTTGATCGTATAAGATGTATTTCTTATCCACACGGAATGAATACCTTGTTTACGGTAACTGAACTGAGCATAGAGCTTGATAAGCCTGACAGTGCAAAATATACTCTCGAAAAGACTCTTTTGAATACTTCAGGTACATCTTCGTTATCTGAAACAATGAGTTCGGTGTCTTCGGAGATAGAATCACCGCATTCTACAATATTAAAGAATGCACAAGCAAATGCTGATAAAATGCTGAGGGAGAATACAAACGGTTATGTGTCATTGATTACAAATAATCAAAATGGACAACATTCAGAGGCTTTAGTTGTTTCTTCGGGTAAGGACTATACACGTTCGGAACACTTTTGGATATGGAACGTTAACGGCCTCGGTCATTATACGGAATATGCCGATCAGGATGCTCCTCAAGGCGATACTGATGATAAAACTGATACCTTTTGGAACAACGGAAAACCATATAAGCTAAATCTCGGTATAACTATGGACGGTGCGATTGTCGCGAATCGTATAACCGTCGGTCATATGAGTGCCGATAGAGTTCGCACAGGTGTATTAATGTCGCAAGACGGAAATGTCGTGTGGGATTTGAATACCGGTGGAAGTATGGTTATAAAGAAAGGCTCTATAGATTTGGGAAATGGCTCATTCAGTGTTAATGACAATGGAGAATTAAGAGCTGTTAAAGGTTATATAGGTGGTTTCGTCATCGAGGCGGATAATCTGCATAATGACTGTATAACTTTAGATAAAAGCGGACTGGTACTCGTCAATGAAAAAACGAATGTCGGTAAAATCGGAACAACTCAATGGGAAAACGAACCGAGTAAAAAGATTCTGTCTATGAGCTTGGAACCCGATGGTGCTGCTATTGTTTGGGGATATAAAGAAAAATATACCGATGAAAAATACACCGCTCAATTTATCTATGCTGCTAAAGATTATGGACAATACAAAGCGGGTAATTTCTATATGCATGGCAATTTAGATTTAAGAGGTCGCGAATTGAAAAATTTTGTAATTGATCCAGTAAACCGTGAGAACAATATATCTGGCAGTATTACATTAGATGATCCAATTTTATTGGTAAAACCAGGTTTTATAACTGCAGATGGAACAGTCGATTATACAAAAACAATAAGTGTAAAGATTCAAAATGGTTTTGTCGTAAATAGGTAATATTTTCTTGCATAAATTTAAAACATATGCTATAATCAAATATACAAAAATTATATTAATTAGGAGGATAAGGTTATGAAAAAGATGATATGTAAAATACTATCGGCTATAATGATACTGACAAGTGTAACAGCTATTTCAGTATCGGCCGATGAAGCTGTTCCGACTACCTCTACTGTGTTGGTAAACGGGAATAACATTAAATTTGATTCTTATAATATTAACGGAAACAACTATTTTAAACTTCGTGATTTGGCATATGTTTTAAACACAACAGAAACTTTGTATTTTTCAACAAAACCGTCAATTCCGCCACATTCTGTAAAGACGTAATGGTTAAAAGCAGCAGCACCGCATACGTCTTTTCCTGCATCATTCTTATACATAAAATCATTTGCTTTCATATGTGTAACTCCTTTCTATTTTACATGTTTAAAGCTTTTTTTAATTCTTCTTCGGTATATCCGAACATATAATCTTCGTCATATCCACTGGACATCCATATATCGGCGGCATCCCAGACACATAAGGATTCATCATCTTCCCAGTCATCGGTTGGTGGGTTTAATTTTGGCATTGTGTTCAACCTCCTCTATTGATTTATTTGTTAACATAAATATACCATATTCTATATTTGATGTCGATAACAATAAGTGTGAAATACACAGTCGAATTTTGCAAAAAATGAAAATGTTCTTACTGTTATTTACAAAAAATGCGGATTATGATATAATGTTATAGAAATATTTTCGGTGGGGGTATATGTGTAGTGAATGTATATAAAAAGATAAGGCAAGAAAGCGGATTATCCAGAGAAGAAGTATGTGCTATGACAGACGACAACGGAGTACGAAAGATTGATGCATCACGACTTGAACGTATCGAAAATGATAAGTTACGCATTTATCCGAACGAAGTAGTAATTTTATCTGAAGTTTATGATAAACCTATGTTGTGTAATAAATATTGCACAGAGGAATGTGAAATAGGTAAACGATATGTTTTTCCTATTGCTGACAAAGAATTGGAACTGGAAAAAATAGTTTTACCGTTAATTGCATCACTAAATTCTATAAAACGTCAACAGGAAAGGTTAATAGAAATAAGTTCAGACGGTAAAATTGATGAGAGTGAACTAAGCGATTTTGTGAAAATCGAAACCGAACTTCAAAATATTTCGAAATCTATCGAAACTTTAAAAATTTGGACAGAAAAAGAACTTAAACATACGCAAAAATAACAGCTCCTATTATGGAAAGGAGTGATAAGTTATGATTACTTGTGAATATGGAATCAAACGTATAAAGAAATAAACAAAAACCAAAGAGTCCTAACAAGGGCTCTTTCTTTTTTTTATGCAATTTTTCAACAACGGAGGTGATTAAAACTATATGAAACTAATGAATGTTGAAATGGAAACTATGCTCGGACAAGTACAATCGGTACTCGGGCATGTAGACAAAGTCGGCTATGTTGCCGCCAGAAATACTCGCCTATTAAACACGGCACTTACTGAATATTTTCAAATCAAGCAAGAGCTTATAACTAAGTATGGCGAGAAAGAAATAATCGACGGCGAGCTGACAGGCAGAATAGTTGTAACTCCGAAATCAGAACATTTCAAAGAATTTGAAAAGGAGTTTTCTGAAATTGCAACTATCAAGCATGAGGTTGAGTTGATGAAGCTCAATTACAACGAGGTCATAGGCATCTTAAGCGGTGAGGAAATACTAAAGCTTGAATGGATGCTTGAAGACGAGGAGGGATAACCATGGCGAATATATCCGATTGGTTAAACAAAATCAAGTCTGCTATTTACGGCAGAGAAGTACGAACAGCATTGCACGACTCTATCGATGCTGTGAACCAAGAAACAGAGTCAAATACAGAGTCTTGTAAGAATTTGCGTAACGACCTTACCGCACATTCGAACGCAAAAGCAACGGGCAGTGTTTCAGGTCATGTAACTTTATCAGACAGTGTAAGTAATACCTCTAATGATTCAAACTCGGTGGCGGCAACTCCGCATGCCGTAAAAATTGCATACGACAAAGCGGTTGACGCACGTTCGGCAGCAGACTCTAATAGAGCGGCACTGAATGATGAAGTGACAAAACGATCCAATGCAGATAAGGATTTATCTGAACGAATAAACGAACGAGTTAAAACTGATGAGGTTATGAGTGAAGATATAAGCACTCTAAAATCAAAAGCACATACGCACGACAACAAGGAAGTTCTTGATGGGATTAGTTCTACAGACATTGAAAAATGGAATGGCATTAAGGAACAGGTGACACAGGAACAACTTGATGAACATGCTGCTTATAATAACGAACAGATAGCATCTTTGATGCGAGAAATAATGCTTTTACAAACTGCACTTGGTATTGTAATATACGACGGTGGTTTATTTGAGCAAGACTATGATGAAATAGAATTTGATGGTGGAGATTTCGACAATGAACCGACAGATGAGTTTGATTGTGGAGATTTCGAACCGTTGAAGATATCAACACAAGTAAACGCTGTCTTAGATGGCGGAAAATATTAAAAAAATGGAGGAATTCAAAATGGCAAACACAATTTTAATCAAAAGAGGTTTGATCAAAAATCTTTCAAATCTAACACTAGCAGAGGGCGAATTGGCACTTGCTTATAATGATGACAAAACAAAAATTGCTCTTTATGCAGGCAATGGTGGATCAAACATTCTTCTGAATCCGGATGTAACAGTTCCGACAAAGGTTTCAGAGTTGACGAACGACAGTAAGTTTCAAACAGAAAGTGAAGTTGCTACTACCGTAGCGGCAGCAATTGCAGCAACAGGACACGCGTCATTCAAGAAAGTTGACAGCATTCCATCTACAGAAACAGCAGAAGATAACGTATTGTATCTTGTTATGAATGGCAAGACTAATCACTATGATATTTATGCTAAAGTTGATTCGGAAGTAGTATTGCTTGATGACACAACTGTTGATTTAAGCGGCTATGCAACGGTAGAGGAACTTAATAAGAAAGTTGACAAAGTAGACGGTAAACAACTTTCAACTGAGGATTATACAACAGCGGAAAAAGAGAAGCTTGCAGGTTTGTCGAATTACACACATCCGACATCACATCCGGCAAGTATGATTACACAAGATTCAACGCATCGCTTTGTTTCAGATGCAGAAAAAACAGCATGGAACTCTAAATTGGACTCAACAAGTACAATAGATGGAGGAACATTTTAAGGAGGTTTAATCCATGGCGAACAAAATCTTATTAAGAAGAGGGTTAAAATCTAAATTGCCAACTCTTTCGGCAGGAGAACCGGCATATACCACCGATTCTCGTGAATTTTTTATGGGCACCGGAAGTGGTAATGTGAATATGGGTGGAAGTCAATGGTATACGGGTACTGCTATGAGCGGCACCAGTACATCAAGCACATATTCGTATACTTCTTGCCCATTGGTTAAAGTTGGCGATATTTATCTAAACACTTCGTACGGATATATTTATCAATGTACTACCGCCGGAAGTGGAACAACAGCGAGATGGCAGTACAAAGCATGTATAAGAGGACCACAAGGAGCAACCGGTGCAACAGGTAGTTATTTTCCAAGTAATGGTTATGCATCCATGGATGACTTAACAAGTGATGTGAATGACTTGGTGGGTAATGAAAAACTTGCTCCGCCAACATCAATTACGATTGCTTGTAGAGACTCTCAACACCAATGGTTAGCTAATTATATTTGTCCGGATAATCAGGATCACACTTCTATATTCCAGCAAGCCATTAATCAATTATATATCGGTGGTAAAATTACAGTTTTAGAGGGTGACTATACTATTAAAGGTCCTTTATCACTGAGCGGTAAAAAAATAATAATTGAGGGCATGGGTTCCGGGACAAGTATAAACGTCAATGGAACTTTTGTAATATCAGGTGGTAACAACAATATAACAATAAGAGACATCGATATTGTGGCATCTAATGTCGATGGTGGCATATTCGATTTGACAAATACGGACAAGATCAATTTAGATAATTGCAGTATGTCTGTTTCAATAAAATCCGGAATTGTTGCGAGTACCGACGTAACAGCAGCTGTCAATGGTAGTGGCAACACAGATGTACATTTTAACAATTTGTCATTAACAGCCACATTTAATGCGAATGACGTCGAATGCGGTGCTGTATTTCGTTATTGTAATGTGCATGGCGATATGTCTAAGATAAAAGTAACAAGAGCATCCGGATGTGATTACAATGTCAATACCTTTATGGTTTGTAAAGGTAGGGTGACAAATACCAGCTTGATGAGTGATCATTTCATATTGCATGGCACAGACCCTTTTGTTATTGATAACTGCTATGTGAAATGTTATTCCATAACACAAATTGAATATGATAACCACGGAAGTGTAATCAATTCAAGGATTTACATAACAGGAAAGAACACTATACATTGGGCATTAACTCAGATTGCAAATTGTCAAATATCTATACCTTATACAACGACAAAAATCTTATGTAAAGCAGAGATGTTTAATAACAATAAGATAGGAAATAGTGCAAGTGACATGTTTGTTTTCTCGCAATATGCAATTATAGTGGGAAATAAATCAAAATATACTATGACATCGTCTACCCCTACAGGTGCAGTTATAGCTAATAATGTAGTGCATTCCAATATGTCCAACATTCTAACGGATGAAGAATAAAAAAGGGGGTAAAGAAAAATGGATATGAACAGATTTTATGTAGAAAATGGGAAAATAGCATTAAACACATATGAAATTGTTGTGAGACAGTATTCAGACCTTAAAAAAAATGAATACTTTGATACGCCTCGTTATGTAAACGATAAAGAGGCATACGAGTTAGAGGTTAATTATGTGCCAAAACACAGATTGCTTGATATTGTGTCAAAAACAGCATTCGACAACTCTGAATATTATTGGATGGAAGGTATTGAATTGCGAACAGCCGATCCACAAAAAGAAATTGCGGACATAGTTTCATATGGTAGTATTGAAGCATACAAGGCAAGTCTTCCGCAGGCACAGGACGAATTTAATCTTGATATGGATTATAGGATGTCTAAAATGGAATTGGGATTGTAAAGAGGAGGAAATGATATGACTTATGGTTATTGCAAAAAAATAATCGCAAGCGGTAAATACGATAAAAATGAAATGAAAGATAAGTTGGATGTTTTTCTGTTGGCTAATCGTATTACCGATGAGCAATACAAGGAATTAATACAACTAATAAACGGATACACCGATTACAAGAGCTGAACATGAAGAATTTCGCAGGCGAATAGAAGATGAACATATTCGTCAAAATAGACGCTTGGAACTTTTAGAAGAAACTATCGAGCGTCTTAACGCTCTTAATACTTCGATTGAAAAATTGGCAATAAACATGGAGAGTATGTTAAAAGAGCAGATGCGTCAGGGTAAACGTCTTGAAATATTAGAAAATCGTGACGGAGAAATGTGGCGTAAATTGTTATCTTATGCTGCTACTACAATCGTAGGTATAATTGTAGGATACATATTTACTCATATAGGTTTTTAAGAGAAAGAAGGGTTATATATGAGGATTGGTGTAAACTGTGGTCATACTATTAGCGGACAACCAGGCTGTGGAGCTGTTGGACGTATTGATGAAAGTGTAGAAACTCGGGCTGTAGGAAAAATTCTTATCAATATGTTAAAATCGCAGGGGCATACTGTGCATGACTGTACGAATGATTATGCTCCATCAACGACGTCTAATTTAAGACAAATAATAGATATGGCGAATGCACATCCGCTAGATTTGTTTGTATCAATTCATTTCAATAGTGGTGGCGGTAGAGGAACAGAGGTATTTACATACGGAGGAAAAATATTTCCAGAGGCAGAGAATACTTGCAAAGCTATTCATGAATTGGGATTTAAAAACCGAGGTATAAAAGATGGTTCAAACTTATATGTTGTTAGAAGAAGTGATGCTAAAGCCATGTTAGTTGAATGTTGCTTTGTTGATACGGATGATGCAGATGAATACAAAAGTATTGGTGCTAAGAATATGGCATCAGCAATATGTAAAGGAATAACAGGTCAAGCCGGAAACGAGGATGATGATATGAAAAATTATGATGAAATTATAAACAAAATGGGAGAAGAAATTGCATCTTTGAAAGAAGAAGTGGAAATTTTGAAAAATCCAATGATTTATAATTTTGTGGATGAAAATATGCCTGGTTGGGCAAAAGAGGCTGTTCAATGGTGCATGGATAAAGGTATCATATCGGGTACCGGAAATGGTTTAAATCTAACAGATGCCAAGCTATGGACGTGTGTTGTAATACACAGAACAGTAAAATTGATTGCCAAAATTATAAATGTGAAGATTTGATAGGGGGGTATTTTTATGAAAATGAATGACAAGACGTATGACGTATTGAAATGGATTGCTACATATCTATTACCTGCTTTGGGAACTTTATATTTTGCTTTGGCACAAATATGGAATCTTCCATATGGCGAACAAGTTGTGGGATCAATAACCGCAATAGATACATTTCTGGGAGTTGTATTAGGTTTAAGTACGAGCCAATATAATAAACAGAAAGAGTCAGATAACTAGCAGTTTGATGTTATGCGACCGTATCAGAAATGAAAAAGTATAGGTTAAACATACACTATACATATATTTTTGATCTCAAAATGGCTTGAAACCTAACTTTATATGTTTCCGTAGAGGAAGCTGCAAAGGCCGGTAAGTTCTAATAAACATAGCAAACATGCGTGTTTAAGGAGTGGTAAAAAGTTGAAAAAAGTGGAGTAATGTACGCAATTCCTACATTACTCCTACACTACTCCTATACTTAAATTCCTACACAACTAAAACTGTAAATCAGTTAATCTTTTCTATTTCTGTTTTTAACCAGGATGCTTCTCTTTTTGTATAGACTTTTTCTGTCAAATCATTGATTTTGTGTCCAACAATATATTTTATAGCAAATTGGTCTACGTTATATTTTTTTGCTGTTGTAACAAAATATACTCTACCGTCATGTGGTTTGTGTTCGGGGTTTAAATTTAAACATTCTATAATTTTTTTGAAACGGCTTCTATATTTGTCATATGTAAGGTTGACACTATTTTTTGATTCAGGGCAGTTAAAAAGATATTTACTATGCAGTCTAACTGCTTCGTCATATCTAAATTTAACAAGCTCTTTTATTTTTGAATGTATCGGAACAATTCTTTCTGTTCCGGCTTCGGTTTTCATTCCACCAATAAAAGTATTGTTTTTAAAGTCTATATTTTTTAGTTCAATTAAACCAAGTTCTTGCGGTCGCCATCCAGAATAGCATTGTATTAACAAAATATCGACATATGGAACTTTATAAAGATTATCCCACAATATTGATATTTCTTCGTCCGAAAATGTTATATGACTGTCGGAGTTTTCTTCACATTCTTTTAAAACATCGGATGAAGTATTAAAAGTTCGAGCATAATTTCTATCTACTATTTCGTATTCTAATGCATAGTCTAGCATCAGGTTAAATAGCGATTTTATTCGGGATTGCATATTCGCAGAAGGCAGTCGTTTTTCACCTTTTATTATAGCTACACCATCGTCCATACATCCTTTGATGTGTCGAGCCCTAATATCCTTGGCTCTCATATTGTATATCGATGAACAATAAGACCATGCGGAAGTGATCGTACGAATACTCGATGCTGATTTTAATGTTTTAAAGTATTCACTTGTCCATTTTTCGTATAGTTCTGAGACTGTGATAGCTACATCAAGGTCGTATGGATTCTTATTATATTCTATTAACGCCTCGTATGCGGCGTTATAAGTAGGAAAATATGATTGCGGTTTGAGTGGTTTGCAAATACTTCTTCCTGTTTCTGTTTTACCAACAGTAATCATTGCACGAAATGGATTACGTAACTTTCTATTCTTAATTTCACTTATTTGACCAAAACCGTTTGGCAATCTTCTTCTTTTATTATTTTTTCCTTTCATTTTTTTTGGTAATTTCTCTGGCTTTAAAGGAAAGCCACAATGAGGGCAATATATTGCTTTGTCGCTAACATTTAAAGCACATTCGGGACATGGCATTAACATGTTTTTTCTCTCCTGTCATAGTTTTTAGCAAAAATTATACATCAAAGTGTAGGAATTGTCAACTCCTACATCTAAAAATACATTTTTAAAAGTCTATTTTTTTCGTTGATCCAACGATTCATAGTCATCTCGCAAGGATAGTCTTCGTATCCTAGAGTTTCAGGAGTAATCAGACCTTCAATTACACCAATGATTATTTCAGACTCATATTCTTTATATGGTATTATTGAACTTGGGAGCTCTCTATGTAATGATTTACACGAACTGCAACGAAGTCTGCGAATTACAATCTTTTTAGTTTTCCCTCTTTTAGTTTTCACTATTCTTTTTACACTGTCGTAGTATTTCAACTTATTTTTACAAATAGGACAATATTTTTCATTTATTTTAATCATGACGTAACATATTTTAACACTAATACGCGAAATTTACAAGGCGTATTATGAAGAGAAAGACATTAGCTCAGTTGGTAGAGCGGCAGATATATCTATCTGAGGGTCGCAAGTTCGATTCTTGCATGCCATTCTCTTTTTTATAAAACCAACATCGTAATTTATATTTAAGAAAGGAGTTTTTTTGATTACAGAAAAAAGTGGATATTTCCACTCGATGTGTTTTTACAAAAAGTCATTTTTAAGCTAGAATAGCAGTTGAAAGGAGACGAACGCAGATGCAAGAACAAAACGTTAACGAAAAAGAACCAATGAATGACATTAAATTTGCTACTGGAAAGGAGAAAAGAAATAGAATGAGTACAACTATACGACCAAAAATTTCTGAAAAGAACAAATACTACATCAATGAACATCGTTATTACGAATTAAAACATTTTTGCTTACAGTACCCATTGTGGGAAAAACGATATAACGAGTTATCAGATTTTACTAAGATTTCTGATTTAAAGAAAAACAGTCAAACAAATAAAATAACGGACTATACAGCTGAAACTGTGGAAAAAAGATTATACTATCGCGAAAGAATGGATATGGTTAATAAGGCGGCAAATGATGCAGATATCGAGTTGGCAAGTTATATATTTAAAGCTGTTACACAAGGATTATCATATGAAGCTCTTCGATTACAAATGAATATGCCTTGTTCAAGGGATATATATTATGATAGATATAGACGATTCTTCTATTTGTTAAGTAAGTATAGAAGATAAACCTACGCATATTTATCATACCCTATTATGATAGGAGGAGATAAATATGAACAATACACTTAACAAACTTATGAATAAGTTCATAATCAAAACTCATCATTTTATTGTATTTGAAGATGATGTACTAAAAACCATAGAGGTTATTAACAAAAATCGGAATTGCGTCAAAACATTATTATATGGACGTATTAGGATTTGGTCAGATGGTCGTATATGGCATATAGTATTTAAAGCTTCTAATACCGAATGGTGCTCATTGATAAACGAACTGAAAGTTATTCGAGTTTGGGATATTTCTTGTATTCCTAAAACTATGAACGGTAGTATTTATTCAACAGATTAAAGGATTGAGTCCCAACAAGGGCTCTTTCTTTTTTGTTTATTTTCAGCACGCAGGTTACAATAATATATGTTATTTTATTATTGTGGTAAAGGATAGATAAGAACCGCATAAAAAACAGTTTCTTTTATGGAACTATGAAAAATTATATTTTTGAAAGGAGAGCTAAAATGAAAAAAAACATTAAAGATTTGTTAGATGAGGAAATTATAGCACAAATTGAAAGTCTAAAAACGCTAGATGACGGATCGAAAGAAAAGCAGTTAGCAATAGATGATTTAAACACGTTGTACCGTTTAAAAATCGATGAGACTAGAATGGGGCTGGAATTTGAAGAAAAGAAAGAACGACGCGAGATGGAAAATACTCTGCAGTCTGATGAGTTAATAATAAAAGAAAAACAATTAGATGCGGAAAACGATGCTCGTAGTTGCGAGGAACAATTCAAAGCAGAACAGCTTAAAGAACAGGTTAAAGATCGATATTTCAAAGCGGGAATAGCGGCGGCAGAAATCATAATACCGATTGTGTTTTATAGTGTCTGGCTAAAGAAAGGTTTTAAGTTTGAGGAAAAAGGTATATTTACATCGACAACATTTAGAAGTTTATGGAGTAAATTTAAGCCGAGGAAGTAATTGATAAGTTATAGTTCCGGAGTAAAAGATCAACATGGTCTTTTACTTTTATCCTTGGAGGCATAAAATGCGTTATCATTACGAAAAGCCACCTATTTACTTATCTATGTATGGAAAACTTTATATTTGTAATCATCCGGTTTACGACAGTTGTACGTTATATAAAATTGACGAAAAAGGTTTAGCTGTAATACAGCAGAGATATGATGTTGAAACAAAAAGTACATGGTGGAGCGAAGTCGATCCGTGGCTTACTGATGAAATATATTTACATCCTTATTTTAAAGGCTATTTTGAACAACGATCAAAAAAGTGTTCTGACGACGGATTATATCCAACGGTTACAGTTCGGCAAATAATGTGGGCTCTGAAAATGAAGCCTTTATCACGAGAGAGATGGGAAACGGTATTCGATAGACGTTATATTTAAAACACGCGAAAAAAACAATACGTATTATGGAAACAATAGACCACGAGTTTATATTTTGAAAGGAGAATTATTATGTTAGAAACAACAAAAAAATTATTCCGGGAGATTGGAGAGGTAGGATTTTTAGTGTGTAAGCTAATTGAGGAGAGACCAAACGATCCTTTAGTAGCTATGATCGCTTCAAAAACCGCCGAACTATCTACAACAGGAATGGCATGTGTGGATAAACAAAGGGAATTCACAGACAGACTTGAAAAATTACTCAATTCTGTTGTTCCCAATGAACAATAAGAAAACAGAGTCCTAACAAGGGCTCTTTTCTTTTATTTTTTCTGATGGGAGGAGGTGAATAGAATGAATAAATTATTAAGTAAAACAGGATGTTTCATTAAGAAAAACGTAGCTACCATTCTTACTGGTATAGGTACGGCAGGTGTAGTTATTACTGCTGTTAGTGCAATTAAAGCGACACCTAAAGCTTTATATTCTATAGAAGAGGCAGAAAAAGAAAAAGGTGATAAATTATCGAATAAAGAAAAAATCATAACTACGACTCATATATATCTACCTACTATAATTATAGGTGTTTCAACTATAGCTTGTATATTAGGTGCTAATATTCTTAATAAAAAGCAACAAGCATCTCTCATAAGCGCTTATGCATTATTACAAAAATCATATACAGAGTATAGAGATAAAGTTAATGAAATGTATGGAGATGATGCTGCTGTAGATAAAGAAATGGCTAAAGATATTTATCGTGATACAAAACCTGAGGTGTCTTCAGAAGAAAAAAGTTTATTTTATGATATGTTTTCAAAAAGATATTTTGAATCGAATAAAGTAGATGTGATATCTGCAGAGTATCATTTTAATAGAAATTTTACTTTACGCGGATATGCTACGTTAAATGAATTATATGATTTTTTAGGAATAGATAAGATCAAAGGTGGAGACACGATAGGTTGGAGTATAGATGCAGGTATGGCGTTTTATGGCTATAGCTGGGTTGATTTTGAACACGATTTTATAACAACAGATGATGGAATGGAAGTATGTTTAATTTCCATGCCCTTTGCTCCAACATCGGATTATCTCGATGGTTGGTTGTGAACACGCGTAAATAACAATCTCTATTATGAAGGGAGGTGAATGCATTATGATAAACATTAAGCAAGTTATGAAAGTAGCAAAACCGATTATATCTATATTAGCTATTGCGGTACCTATCGCAAGTAGCTTTACAGAAAAAGCGGAAATGAAAGAAACAATTGCAAAGGAAGTCGCAAAGGCAGTCGCCGATAAACAATAAGAAGATGAGTCCTAACAAGGACTCTTTTCTTTTTTAATGAAGGGAGATATGCATATGAAGTCGCCAAATGAATCAGCGGTTGAAATTATAAAAAATTATATATATTATCTGGATGAAATAGGTACATGGTACGGTTTTTCTTTTCTGACCGTTTCAAATTCTAAATGGGCGGCAAAAGAACTCATTGATATTTTATCAAGAGATAAATTAACACCACCGTTATGTGCGGTTGAAAGATTTAGGGATGAAATGTATAGACTTTCAACACTGAATGAAAAAACAGAACACATATTTGCAACAGCTGTTACAGTATCAAATGATATAATAGACCAGTTAATCAATAATTGAAAGGAGAAGTATGATGAACAAAAGTTTGTCAGTTATAACAAAAAATATAGGTAGAAAAATAAAAAAGCATAGTCCTGAAATACTAACAGGTATAGGAATTGCCGGTATGATTTCTGCTACAGTGATGGCTGTAAAAGCCACACCTAAAGCTTTGAAGAATATCGAATGCGAAAAAGATGAACAACAAGTAAGTAAATTACAGCCGATAGAGGTTGTAAAATGTACTTGGAAATGTTATATTCCGTCTGCAATAACGATATTGATGTCGGCGACATGTTTGATAGGAGCGTCAACAGTAAGTTTCAAGAGAAATACGGCATTAGCAAGTGTTTATGCTATGACAGAAGCTACATTAAAAAGTTATCAAGAAAAAGTAGCAGAGACTGTAGGCGAAAAAAAGGCTGAAGAAATAAAAACAAAAATCGTAAAAGAAAAAATAGAGAATAATCCAATGGCTAATAAAGAGGTTATTATTACATCAAAAGGAGATACACTTTGCTATGATTCGGTGAGTGGTCGATATTTTAAGTCTGATATAGATACTATTAAAAAAATAGTAAATGAACTAAACAGGCGAATGCTTAGCGAGTCATATATATCTTTGAACGATTTCTATTATGAACTCGGGTTGAGTTTTACTAAAATGGGTGACCAATTAGGTTGGAATATAGATAGAGGTCTAATAGATATATCATATGTGCCACTATTGGCGGACGATGGAAATCCATGCTTAGCTATAGAATACGCAGTGTCACCAGAGTATGACTATTGCTAAAACTGGGCACGCGAAAAAAACAATTTGTATTATGGAAGAACAATCTTTCAAGTTTTTATATTTTAAGGAGGAAAATAAAATGAATGAAGAACTTATGACGAACGAGGCAGTTGACACTGTTGCGGAAACATTGGAAAACGTAATGGAAAGGCGTTCGGGAAAGCCAATAGGCTTGGGCATAATAATCGGAGGTGCATTGGCATGTGCAGCTATTATGGGTGCTAAGCAAGTAAAACGAGTATGGGACAAGCACAAGGCAAAAAATGAACAGCCAGTTATGGTGGTTTCGGACAATGAAAATGAAATCGTTGAAGAGGAAGAATGATCCAAATAAAAACTGAACAGAGTTCGAAAAAGAGAAGATACCTTTAACTAGGTATTTTCTCTTTTATTTTTTGTTGAAAGGAATATTAAAACATGAACAAATACATATATAAAGGTCCGATAAAAAGATTTGACACAATCGTTGAAACAAATTGGATCGGGACAACATATGCTGCATCAGAAACAAAAGCTAGAAGTAACTTGGCGTATCAGTATAAGAAAAACAATAATTTGACAGCAGGGGCAAGAGTTTCACTGCCTGGAAAAATAGAATTAGTTCAATAAAAAGGAGGACAATTATGGAAAATTATCCATCTAATTCGCATAAAGCTAGAGAAGAAGTTGCAGAAAAAAAAGTAGAGAAAGTAGTTTCAGGAAAAACATCAACTAAGAAAAAATCAGGCATACGCAAGTTATCTGATACATTTCTTAGTGAAGATGTCAGCAATGTGAAAAGTTATATTTTCTCAGAAGTATTATTACCGGCTGCAAAAAAGCTAGTATCGGATATTGTTACTAATGGCACTAATATGCTGTTGTATGGCGAAATAAAAAATAAGAAAGGTAATTCGTCTAAAGTTTCTTACAGTCGATATTATGATGACAGAAGTAGAGATTACAGATCACCAGTGGTTCGTAATAATTTTGACTATGATGAAATTATATTCGAAACGAGGGGCGATGCAGAAGCTGTACTAGATGCGATGTATGATATTCTAAATCAATATAAAGTCGTGTCAGTAGCCGAATTATATGACTTGGCAAGCATAACGACACACAACTATACTTGTAACAACTACGGTTGGATAGATCTAAGAGGATCAAGCGTTGTTCGGGTGCGAGACGGTTATATTTTAAAATTACCAAGAGCTTTAGCGATAGATTAAGAAAGGAGATTATTATGAAAACATATATTTTGGAGTATATAGTATACACAAGAATTATAGACGGTATGTTGGTATCGGAACGAAAGCAGAAAGCAGTACGTTCGAAAACATTACAAGGAGCTATAAAAAGATTATATTTGGAATCTGAAAAGAACTTTGGAGGATTAACGGCAATTCTAAAGGAGGGATGATTTATGTATGAATCAAAAGATGTGATGGTGAGTCATCCATCGCATTATAAATCGAAAAATGGTATGGAAGTAATTGATGTGATTGAGGCTTTTACTTCTGAATTAAAAGGTGTTGAAGCTACGGATACGGGAAATGTCATAAAATATATTTGCCGTTGGAAGAATAAAAACGGCATCCAAGATCTGGAGAAAGCTGAGTGGTATTTAGTGCATCTAATAGATCATGTGAGATCTTTAAACGAAAACAAAGAAAAGGAGAATAAATAATTATGAATGCGAAAATTACAAGAACTATAAATAGAATAGGATTACAAATAAAAAAACACAGCCCTGAAATCATGATGGTTGCGGGTATTGCTGGAACAGTGGTAAGTGCGGTTATGGCTTTCAAAGCTACTACTAAAATCGATGATATATTGAACGAGACAAAAAACAACGTTGACAAGATACACGCTGCTGAAGAAAAAGGCCAAATAACTACCGATAAAGATGGTGAACTTATAATTGAGGAGTATACAGCGGACGATTGTAAAAAAGACTTAAGTATAACATACGCCAAAACAGGTCTGGAATTAGCTAAGATTTATGCGCCGGCAGTCGTGTTAGGAGCAATAAGCATCGCGTCCATATTAGCCGCTCACAACATACTTCGTAAGCGTAACGTTGCTTTGATGGCTGCATACACGGCTATTGATAACAACTTTAAAGATTATCGCAAACGTGTTATCACAAGATTTGGTGAGAAAATCGATAAAGAGCTAAAGTGCGGAGTGAGAACGGAAACCGTTACCGAAACAATCGTGGACGAAAATGGTGAGGAAAAAACAGTTGAAAAAAACGTTACAATTATCGATGATATAGCTTCATCCGAGTATAGACGAGTTTACGATGCCGGTAATGATGGTTGGGAAAAAGATGCAGACCATAATCTATACGTATTGCGATCGGTTCAAAATTGGGCAAATGATGTTCTTCAAAGTAGAGGGCATATTTTCTTGAACGAGTTGTATGATCAACTCGGATATGAGAGAACTAAAGCCGGACAGATAGTTGGATGGGTTTATAGACCGGATGATCCTGATTATAAAGGCGATGGTTATGTTGATTTTGGAATTTACGATTACACAAAACAAGAAAATCGTAATTTCTTGGATGGGGACGACCCAACAGTTATATTAACATTTAATGTGGACGGACCAATATACGATTTAATATAGGAGGAAAGATCATGAGAAAAATATTAGCTATATTATTAGCGACAGTAGCATTGAATTCAGTATCAGTTTCGGCTGATGAGTACATAGAATTGTCAACACCAAATATAGACAGCTCATTTAAAACATATATGGATTACCGAACAATTACAAGTCAGTCCAGCGATCAGTATAAATATATTGATCGTTGGGGTTGGTCTGATTATGACGGTTTTATGCGTTGTGATGGCGAACGTGATTTGGGAATAACTGATGATTACTATTTGATAGCTATGGGCAGTCATTACGGTACAGAAATTGGTTCTAAATATAGAATTACAACTGATACTGGTAATATATTCTATGGTTGCTTGGCTGACCAAAAAGACGATAGTGACACAAATTCGACTCATCAGTGGAGTTATAATGATGACGTTATCGAGTTTATAGTTGACACTCGTAAATTGCCTAATGTGATAAAACTATATGGTAATTGTAATGTGTACATGCCTCTTAACGGCAAGATAGCCAAAATCGAAAAAATTATATTTTAAAAGGAGTATGAGCATGGGACAAGCGATGATATTTGGATTGATAGTAGCTGGTAGCGGTGTCATTGTGTGTTTAAAAAACTATCAATTTAACAAAATAAAAGCAAAAAGAAAATATGAACGCAGAAAAAAACTGTTCGAACATAAAAATAAGATACTTGATGAATTATGCCGATGGGATAAAGAACATCCTGCACCTATATGCGCCGTTAGAGAACAGAAAGTTATATATAAAGGTGACAGTAATCTTTTGCAGGATGAGGAATTCAAGCAAGCATTAAGAGTAGGAGGTGTTATAAATGCATAACGGTTTGAGTTTTATATTTGCAACAATCTCCGGAATTTGTTTCATAGGTGGATTGGCAGTGTTGAGAGGAGGCATTAATTATGGAAGGAATAGATAACATTATTTATATGCTGGACGAAATGCTTGACACACCGAGAAAACGTCATATTACTGGGGGAATACTATTGAGTATTTCTGCTTTATTTGGAGGATTAGAGGAGGATTATTATGAGAAATTTTATGTTTTTTGTTTGTGGTGCTATTTGCGGATGCGGCGCAACATATATAGCATTAAAAAAGAAGTACGAAGATTTAGCACAAGAGGAAATTGAATCAGTAAAAGAAGTATACAAAAAGAAACAAGATGTTCAAGAAGAAGTGTCGAATCAAGTGGATGCTAATACTGCCGAGTCAATAATAAAACAAAGCGGATATAGCCCGATAAGATATAATGAGACAAAGTCAATACAAGTTATATCACCCGATGAATTCGGAGATAATCTAGATTATGATAAAATTGAACTTACATATTACACTGACGGTTTTTTAGCTGACGATGACAATAATATCATTAATGATATTAGAAAAATAGTGGACGATGCACTAGATCATTTCGGCGACTATGAAGAAGATGTTGTTATGGTTGTAAATCATGATTTACAGGTCTATTATGAGATTGTAAGAGATCCAAGACGTTATGTTGATGTGATAGCCAAAACACCATACAAAGTGGAGGTATAAATGACAAAAGATGAGTTGATTAATGAATATTTTAGATGGATGTATCAGCTCGTAAAACCATCTCGGGGATCGTATAAAATATTACTTTGTCAGCTGTATGATATAGATTTTTATAATTTAATTGATATGGATGCCGATAGAGCAGAAGATGGTATAAATCTTCGTTATCGTTTTGGTTATGAAAACGGTTACGAGAGCGCGATGATTGCATCTTATCTCGATGATCGTCCGTGTAGTGTACTAGAAATGATGGTTGCTCTCTCAATGAAAATGGAAGAACAAATAATGGATGATCCCGATATTGGTGATAGAACTAGTGTTTGGTTTTGGAAAATGATTGATAATCTCGGTCTGGGGACTATGCACGACGGTATAATTGATACTGATCATGTAGAAAGAATTATATTTCGTTTCCTAGATAGAGATTATAAACGAGACGGAACAGGTGGACTATTTAAAGTACACGGACATGGAGATTTGAGAAATGTTGAAATTTGGTATCAAATGTTGTGGTATTTGAATGATATTTTATGAGGAGGGAGGTGATCTGTATATGGATAAAACAATTATAGAAATGCATATGACTATAGATCGTTTAAAGAATATCGAGGAATGCCTTAATAAGCAAATAGCATTTCAAAGAAAAATAACGGTGGCGATTTTACTCGCAGGAACTTATGCAATTTATAAAAAGATAAGGAGTAGACAAAATAATGATTGACTTTATGATTGTTGCTACAAGATGTAGCAAAAAGGGTGTGATCGAAATATATCCAAAGTTCATCATTAAAAAAAGTTCCGATCTCATGATTAGAGGTGGTGATTTCTATGCTATCTGGATTGAAAAGCGTGGCTTATGGTCTACGGACGAACAAGATGCGTTGCAATTAATAGATGAAGAATTAGACGTATTCGCTAAGGAAAATAAAGAACGTTTTGAAGGAACGGTGAAGATATTACATATGTGGGACGCAGAGTCAGGCATGATAGACTCATGGCATAAGTATTGTCAAAAGCAGATGAGAGATAATTTTCATATGCTGGACGAAAAACTTATATTTTCAAATAGTCCAACAAATAAAAAAGATTATGCAAGCAAAAGACTGAATTATCCTCTCGAAAAAGGAGATATTTCAGCATATGATAAACTCATGTCAACTTTATATTCTGAAGAAGAACGTCATAAGATTGAGTGGGCTATTGGCTCAATAGTAGCAGGTGATTCTAAACATATTCAAAAGTTTATGGTTCTGTACGGAGCAGCCGGTACTGGTAAATCAACAGTTTTAAATATTATACAACAATTATTTCAGGGTTACTATTCGGTATTTGATGCAAAAGCATTGGGATCGAGTAGTAACTCTTTTGCGTTAGAGGCATTTAAAACGAACCCCCTAGTTGCTATTCAACATGACGGTGATTTATCTAGAATTGAGGATAATACCAGATTAAACAGTTTGGTGTCGCATGAGCTCATGACCGTAAACGAAAAATTTAAATCAACATATTCAAATCAGTTCAAATGTTTCTTATTTATGGGTACGAATAAACCAGTTAAAATCACAGATGCAAAGTCGGGGTTGATTCGAAGATTGATCGATGTTTCTCCATCTGGAAATAAATTGAATTCGAAAGAGTACAAAACAATAGTGAAACAAGTTGGGTTTGAATTAGGAGCTATTGCTGACTATTGTTTGAATTTATATTTAGACAATACAGGATATTATGACGATTACGTACCTATAAGTATGATGAGTGCATCTAATGACTTTTATAATTATATAATGGATTCATATTATGTATTCGCTAAAGAAAACGGCACAACATTGAAAGCGGCTTGGGAAATGTACAAGCAGTATTGTGATGAGGCAAAAGTACCTTATCCGTTATCACAAAGAGCTTTTAAGGAAGAGCTAAAGAATTACTTTAAGGATTATAAAGAACGTCATACGTTAAGTGATGGCGTTCGTGTCAGGTCATATTATAGTGGTTTCAAAACTGAAAAAATCGATAATTTAACTGTTATTGATGCCGAGAAAAAAAATGACAGCTATTTAATTGTATTTGATAAACAGGAATCTATATTTGATAAAGAATGTGCCGGTTGCGTTGCGCAATACGCAACCAGTAATGAAACTCCATATGAAAGTTGGGATAATGTCACAACAAAATTGGAAGAACTCGATACATCGAAACTTCATTACGTTAAACTCCCAGTAAATCATATAGTTATAGATTTCGATATTAAAGACGAATACGGTAAAAAATCATTTGAGAAGAATCTAGAGGCGGCTAGTAAATGGCCGGCTACTTATGCCGAATTAAGTAAAAGCGGAGCAGGTATTCATCTTCATTATATTTACACAGGAGATCCAACACGCCTGAGTAGAATATATGACGAAGATATAGAAATTAAAGTTTTTATAGGAAAAAGTTCATTAAGACGTAAACTGTCTAGGTGTAATGATTTACCTATTGCAACAATTAGCTCTGGATTACCATTGAAAGGAGAAAACAAAATGATAAATATAGAAGCTGTTAAAAGCGAAAAGGGACTTAGAACATTAATAAAGCGTAATCTTAATAAAGAAATCCATCCAGCAACAAAACCGAGTATTGATTTTATACATAAAATATTGGACGATGCTTATGATAGTGGTTTGAAATATGACGTTACCGATATGAGAAATGCTATACTAGCGTTTGCTGCTAATAGTACAAATCAATCGGATTACTGTATAAAGCTTGTAAGTAAAATGAATTTTAAATCAGAGGAACCATCTGTCGGAAAAAATAATGACGATGCAAAGCTTATTTTCTACGATGTAGAAGTCTTCCCTAATTTATTCTTAGTCAATTGGAAATTTGAGGGTAAGGGTAAGCCTGTTGTACGGATGATTAATCCGTCACCGGCTGAGGTAGAAGAACTTATGAGATTCAGACTGGTTGGGTTTAACTGCCGAAGATATGATAACCATATACTCTACGCACGGCTAATGGGTTATACAAATGAACAGTTGTATAATTTATCACAGAAAATAATTAATGGCAGTCCTAATTGTTTCTTTGGAGAGGCATACAATGTATCATATACAGATGTTTATGATTTTTCAAGTAAAAAACAATCATTAAAGAAGTTTGAAATTGAATTGGGTATTCATCACCAAGAACTTGGACTACCATGGGATCAACCGGTACCTAAAGAATTATGGGCAAAAGTTGCAGAATATTGTGATAACGATGTTATTGCAACGGAAGCTGTATTTAATGCCAGAAAAGCAGATTTTATTGCCAGAGAGATATTAGCTGATGTGGCGGGCATGACTGTGAACGATACAACAAATTCTCTTACAACCAGAATTATATTTGGTAAGAACAGAAAGCCGCAGGATCAATTTAATTATCGTGATATGGGACTCCCATCGAGTGATGATATTCTAATGGACGGTTTTGATGATTATACCAGATTTGATAATCAGAATAGACCTATATTTCCAGGTTATGAATTTAAATTCGGAAAATCCATGTATAGAGGTGAAGAAATCGGTGAGGGAGGATATGTGTATTCCGAACCAGGTATGTATAGTAACATTGCGTTATTGGATATTGCTTCTATGCATCCGAGTAGCATTATAGCTGAACAGTTATTTGGCTGCGAATATACAAAACGGTTTCAGGAAATAAGAGATGCTCGTGTTGCAATTAAGCACAATGATTTTGAGACTGCCAAAACAATGCTGGATGGAAAGTTAGCAAAGTATCTTACAGACGAGGGAGCTGCAGCAGATTTGGCACAAGCTTTGAAAATCGCTATTAATTCAGTTTACGGTTTAACAGCAGCAAAATTTGATAATCCATTTAAAGATAATCGAAATGTCGATAATATTGTCGCAAAACGTGGCGCTTTATTCATGGTTAACCTAAAACATGAAGTACAAGCAAGAGGATTCACAGTTGCTCATATAAAAACCGATTCAATAAAAATTCCAAATGCAACGTCTGAAATTATTCAGTTTGTATCGGATTATGGTAAAATGTATGGTTATATATTTGAGCATGAGGCTACATACGACAGAATGTGTCTTGTAAATGATGCTGTTTATATCGCAAAGTATAAAGACGGAAAGCATGCCGGAGAATGGACTGCCACGGGAACACAGTTTCAAGTACCATATGTATTCAAAACGCTGTTTAGTAAAGAAGACATTGCTTTTGAGGATATGTGCGTAACAAATAGTGTGACTTCTAGTTTATATTTGGATATGAATGAGAAATTGCCTCAATTAACAATTGAAGAGGAAAAAGAATTAGCAAAATTACATAAGGCTTGGGATTCTGAAGATTCTGAGAATATGGAAAAAGTGCTTAAATCGTATAAGTATGATGCTGAATATGCCGGCGAAAGATATTCTGAACTTCGTAAAAAAGAGGAAGAATCGCATAACTATGTATTTATCGGAAAAGTCGGGCAATTTTGCCCTATAAAACAGGGATGTAATGGCGGACTTTTAATGAGAGAAAAAGACGGCAAATATTATGCCGCAGGAGGTAGTAAGGGATACAGATGGCTTGAAGCCGAGATGGTAAAAGAACTCGGAAAAGAAGCAGATATCGATCGCTCTTATTATGAAAATATGGTCAACGATGCCATTTGTGATATTTCACAATATGGTGATTTTGAATGGTTTGTAAATTAATAACAATGAAGAAAGAGGTAACAAAAATGTCAAGAGTAGAAAATTTAGCTATAGAAAATGCAAGAATTATATTTAGAAATTTCGCAGGAAACGAGAGTAAATACAACAGAGCCGGAGACAGAAATTTTTGTGTGATAATAGATGACGCGGATGAGGCTGAACAATTAGCCAGAGATGGTTGGAATGTAAAAATTCTTCCGGCTAGAGATGAAGATGAAGAATCAAAGCATTATATTCAGGTTTCGGTAAGCTTCCGAAATATTCCGCCCAAAATCATAATGGTAACCAAAAGAGCACAGACACAACTTGATGAGGAAAGTATCGAGACGCTTGATTTTGCAGATATAATCAACGTGGATCTTATTTTGAATCCTTATGAATGGGAAGCAAACGGTAAAAGCGGCATAAAGGCTTATCTGAAAACTATGTATGTAACTATTCAAGAAGATGAATTTGCGGAAAAGTATGCATCTAAACAATAAAAAAGATATTCGCAAGGGGTGTCTATGCTAAAATAGGCACTCTTTGTTTTATTCGAAAGGAGTTATAATCATGCTAACTATAAAAATTCCAATGTTGTCCAATTTTTCTTTAGGACAACTTGTATGTACCAATAGGATAAACGACAAAATAGAGCAAGATAACGAATTTAAAAAATTTGTAGAGGAATCGTTGGCTAGATATACCAGTAGTGACTGGGGTGATACATGTGGTGATAGACTTTTAGCTGTTTATACACAAAAAAATACAGATGTTACAATCTGGATTATAACAGAGTGGGACAGGAGTGTAACAACGATTCTATTTCCAAATGAGTATTAAATACGGAGGATAAAAATGTCAAAAATCGGATTACGGGATTATCAAAAAAGTGCAATCGAAAGAATGCAAAATGGATGTATCTTGTGTGGTGGCGTGGGAAGTGGTAAATCTCGAACGGCACTCGGATATTATTATGTCCAAAATGGTGGAGATATTGATAGTGATGAATATGTGCCAATTGATGATAACGATGTAAAAGACTTATATGTTATCACTACGGCACGAAAAAGAGATACGAAAGAATGGGAAGCTGATATGATACCGTTTTTACTTTCTACAAATAAGGATGTAAATTTATACAGCAATAAAGTTATAGTTGATTCATGGAACAACATAAAAAAATACGAGAATATCAAGAATGCGTTCTTTATATTTGATGAGCAAAGAGTTGTCGGAAGTGGTACATGGGTAAAGGCTTTCCTAAAGATAACCAAAGATAATGAATGGATTTTATTGTCGGCGACGCCTGGCGATACTTGGCAAGATTATATTCCGGTATTCATAGCTAATGGTTTTTATAAAAATCGAACTGAATTTACTCGTGAACACATCATATATAAACGATTTAGTAAATTCCCTCAAATAGACAGATACATTAATACGGGACGCTTAATTCGGTTACGAAATAAAATTTTGATAACTATGGATTTTCGTAGGAAAACAGTATCACATCATGAAGATATATATACAAAGTATGATATTTTGACATACAAGGATACTATGCGTAATCGTTGGAACCCATATAAGGATAAACCGGTGGAAACCGCGAGCGAGTTATGTTATTTATTAAGGAGAATAGTTAATAGTGATGACTCACGTCAAGTAGCAGTCTGTGAACTATTCGAAAAACATCCGAAACTAATTATATTTTACAACTTTGATTACGAGTTGGAAATATTAAAGGAAATTTCGTATGGCGACGATGTTGAAATCGCAGAATGGAACGGACACAAACATCAGCCTATTCCAGAGAGTACCCGTTGGGTATATTTAGTACAGTATAATGCAGGTTGCGAGGGGTGGAACTGTGTTAAAACCGATACTATTATATTTTATAGTCAAAATTATAGTTATAAGGTTATGGCTCAAGCTGCCGGACGAATAGATAGATTAAATACGCCCTTTTCAGATTTATATTACTATCATTTAAAATCTCGAAGCGGGATTGATTTAGCCATTAGTAAGGCTCTGGAAAGTAAGAAAAAATTTAATGAATCGAGGTATCTTAAATGGAAGTAGACTATCAAGAGGTATATTTTAACGACTATTGTAAAACGTGTATTTATAAAAATAAAGACGAACGTGAGGAACCGTGTAATGAATGTATAGAGCAACCGTACGTTTTAAATTCTCACGTGCCAATTAATTATAAAAAAGGAGAAAAAAGATGAGTAAATATGTTACAGAGCGTATAGACAACGGAGATATAAAACAAACAAAAAAGAATATTATTGCTGTAGACTTTGATGGGACTTTATGTACGAATAAGTATCCTGATATCGGCGAGCCGAACAAGAATTTGATTGCATATCTGAAAAAGAGACAGTCTAATGGGGACAAGTTAATTCTTTGGACTAGTCGAAATGAAGATCAGACGCGACAGGCAGTAGAGTGGTGCAAAGCACAAGGTTTGACTTTCGATGCTGTAAATGAGAATCTTCCAGAGATTATTGAAGCATTCGGCGGGGATTCCAGAAAGATATTTGCAAATGAGTACATAGACGACCGCAATCTAATGATAGAGTTATTTCGAGAAAAATCCAATATGGAATTATGGGCTGAGAATGAGGTTGCTTTGGCGTGTAAGCATGAGGCGCCAGAACGAAAAGATGGTGAATGGGATTACGGTTGTGCCTGCTACGAGAGTGCTTTAAAGGCATTCAAAAGTCTTTGTAAGGACGGACACTCTGGTATGAGTATCGGCTTTACTAAGACTATTCTAAACCGTATGATAGATCGTAAGCCCCTTATGCCTATTGAAGATACCGAAGATGCATGGAATCTGTGTACTCTTGATGACGATGGTAGTATAAAGCAGTATCAGTGCAAAAGAATGAGCTCTTTTTTTAAGTATGTTGCGGAAGATGGTACTGTTACCTATAGCGATGTGGACCGATATTGTTGTATAAACAACGATAATCACAATGCTAGCTATCATTGTGGACTGGTTGATCGTGTTATGAATGAATTATATCCTATTAGAATGCCCTATATTCCGTTTGATAAGTCGTTTAAGGTTTACACAGAAGATTTTCTTACGGATTCTAAGAATGGTTCTTTTGACACTATGGGTCTGCTGTATGCCATTGATCCTCATGGACGTCGGATTGAGATTAACCGTTATTTCAAAAATGCTCTAGTAGGCTTTGATGAGATTGATAAAACTGAATATGATGAACGTAAAGAGATGGCAAAGAAACGACAAGAGCAGTGAAAAGAGTATAACAAAGAATAAACGATGGTATGAACGAGTAAAAGGTGTTTAAATAATATATTGAAAATAAATTATTAATGGAGATGAGAAGTTATGAAAACAAAGCAAAACAGAAAGATAGGAATAAAACCAATCATAGCATTTGTAAATCCTATAGAAAATCGAAAGATGAGACGAAAAGAGTGTGTGGAAGTAACTTGTGGTAATTGTGGCGGACACATAAATTTATACGACAAATATTGTAGACACTGTGGTGCACGAATAGCAGAAAGGTAGAAAGTTATGGGTGCAAAAAAAGAAAAAGTTCCGGTAACGTTTTTCGATTATAAAAAGTATGCCATAAGAGCAGCAAAGGAACTATTATATCCTTATGAAATAGTTAAAAAAATCAGACAGGCAAAAAATGAGAGTGAGATATCGCACATAATGTCGAACGCACGAAAGAGCAATGCGGTCAAAGAATTAAATAAAGGAAAGGACGAAGGAAAGGACGAAGAACAAGATGGATGATAATATTGTATGTTATATCGTATTAGTAGCTGGTATGTTGTCGATAATTAGTTTGCCATTAAGAGGTATATATATTGAAAAGAAATTTTTTAATATTGGTATATGTCCGTGTTGTGGTAATCCGTTAAGAGATTGGGCAATTAACTGTAAGGGCGAACGAGGTTATTTGTGTGAAATATGTGGTTATCATACTTGGGTGAGTTATAAAACTGTTGATAAAAAATATCGGAGAAATGGAGGTACAGTCCGATGAGTTACGAATATGACCAGTATTTGCAGCAGCATCGAAACAATGTCAAAAGAGGTTTTGAATGGCTTCTGACAAATTTGCCGACGGTTCTGACAGGACAGCCCGATGCAAGCTGGCAGATCATATTTGACTACGATTCGTCAAAGAACAATGATGATGAATACTTGGCTTATGACACCTATTTCTATGGTAACAATCGTTCGTATGAGGTAATGGAAGAATTTAAAAGAGCATGGCTTCGTCACATTCACCGAAACCCTCATCATTGGCAGTATTGGGTGCTCATCAACGACGACCCAAGCGAGGGCGAAATTATCCTTGATATGCCATATAATTATATTATCGAGATGATATGCGACTGGTGGTCATTCAGCTGGCAAAAGGGTGACCTTGGTGAGAT